CAAAAAGCAATGGACAAACAATACAACCAGTACGAACGTGATCCTACTTCCAACAAACGATATGGTCGTGCTTGGAAGCGTATCCGTGACCGCCCCCACCGGTCGCCGCTTTCGACAGTGATTCGAGAGTGACAGGATTTACAGAGAGCCATGAGATTGCTCTTCTCATTGCCGCCGCCCTTGGAGAGCGGGAGGATGTGGTGCACCTCTTCGGCAGGGGTAAGCTTATCTTGCTTCTCACATTCCTCACAGAGAGGATGCGACTTGATGTAGCGGTCACGGATACGCTTCCAAGCACGACCATATCGTTTGTTGGAAGTAGGATCACGTTCGTACTGGTTGTATTGTTTGTCCATTGCTTTTTGATGCTCGGCACAGTATTGCTCACGTTCAGCAAGCCGACCGCAGCCGGGGTAAGCACAAGGACGCTTTGGTTTGTATGGCATGGGTTCACCTCCGTTCAGGGCAAAGCAAAAGCCACCGGGGGTTTCTCCTCGATGGCTCGTGCCTCTATCCTATTTGCCTATCATAATACTAACATAGAACGGGTATGCCAAACTGTGCCAAAGTGTGCCAGCTTTCAATTCGGGACAATAAAGTTTTGCAAAGCTGCTGAATGAATGCGGTGAACCGTGCGGTTGGATACATTCATCAGGATACCAATCTTGCCCCAAGAGTAGTTGTTAATGTAACGGTATCGAAAAAGCATTTTTTCATCTGCGTTGGCGACAGCATTTATGGCGTTGCTGATTTCCTTTTTCAAGGCAATAAGGCGCTCAACATCGGCGCAGAGTTCGCGTTCCATGTCGATGATTTTGCAAACGCTGCGGACAAATGGTGGGTCTGTGCTACGAGTATGGTCTACACGCTCGCCGAGATTACTGCTGGAAATGCTCGATGCGAGGGCGCGCAGGTTATCTATTTCCGCAAGGTGGGAATTAACGATTTCATTCAGCCGATATGCCTGACCGAGATATTCTTTTGCCGTCATATCAGACCACCTCGCATTTTAGCTTCTCAAGAAGCACCTTGCCGTCGAGGTCGGTCAGCATACTGAACCAGCCGCCAAGGAAAAACCGCTCAATGGACTCCTTTTCCGCAACAGCGTCGATATAATCAGCATCTTTCTCGTCATCCTCATCGAGGGGACGGTGTGCTTTCAACCACAACACTTGGTCACGGTAATCCTTCACGGCTTGCACAATAATTGCATTTGCCAGATTTTCATAGGGTGTGCTCATAATCTGTACCTCCGATATTTTTGTTTTTCTCGGATTGGCACGGATTGTCGTATGTTGTCGGAGATTGTCTTAGATTTTCAAGTCTGCCTTGACCGCGTCGATAAGTGCGGACTGCGTTTTGTCTTTCTTTTTCAGAGCCACTATGATTTTTTCATCAATGGTATCCTTGGCGATGAGGTGGTGAATAACCACTGTATCGGCTTCCTGTCCCTGACGCCAAAGCCTCGCGTTGGTCTGCTGATACAGTTCTAAACTCCAAGTCAGACCGAACCATATCAGTGTAGAGCCGCCGGACTGGAGGTTCAGGCCGTGTCCGGCAGAAGCAGGGTGAACCAGCGCCACGGGCAGTTCGCAGTTATTCCACCTCTTAATAGAATCGGCGGTGTCCAGCTTAGAAAACGGAATATGCCGTTTGTGCAGAAGCTCCTCAATGCGTAAAAGGTCGTGCTTGAACCAATAGGCTACCAGCACGGGCTTACCGTTCGCGGCTTCGATTAGATCCTCCAGCGCATCCAGCTTTCGATCGTGTATTGCTATGACCTTCCCGTCCTCACCGTAGACAGCGCCGTTTGCCATCTGCGTCAATTTATTGGAAAGGCCCACAGCGTTGGCGGCGTCAATGTCCTGCCCGTCAAGGCTTAGAATCAAATCGTCCTTTAATGTCTGGTAACATTCCATCTCTTTATCGGAAAGCCGGACGGGCACTTCGTTTATGACGCATTCCGGCATCTTTAGGTAGTCGGTGCTTTTCATGCTGATGGTGATGTCCGACACGAGGCGGTATATCGCTTCCTCCGCACCTGGCTTCGGTTTGTAACTGAACACAATCTGCTGATTGCGCTTATCCGGCACGAAATAATCGCTGCGAAAGTGGGTGATGAAACGTCCGAGCCTTTTGCCCATATCCAGCAGCCGGAACTCTGCCCATAGATCCATAAGACCGTTGGAGGAAGGAGTGCCAGTCAGCCCGATCACACGCTTGACCTTCGGTCGTACCGACGAAAGGCTTCTGAAGCGTTTCGCCTGATAGGACTTGAAGGACGATAGCTCATCGACCACCAGCATATCGTAGTCGAAAGGTACGTCGCTTTTGGTGACCAGCCATTCCACGTTCTCACGGTTTATGATGTAAATGTCGGCTTTTTGTAGGAGAGCCGCCTTGCGCTGGGTCTCACTTCCGACTGCTATGGAATAGGTCAGCCCGTGCAGATGCTCCCATTTTTCAAGTTCCGCTGGCCATGTATCACGCGCTACCCGCAAAGGGGCTACGACCAAAATCTTGTGTATTTCGAAGCTGTCGAACAGCAGGTCGTTTATAGCGGTGAGGGTTATAACACTCTTGCCCAGACCCATGTCAAGCAGGATAGCCACAACAGGATTATTAAGTATGAATTTGGTGGCATAGGTCTGGTAGTCATGTGGATCGTATCTCACCGAGTATTCCTCCAATCTGTTCTATGTCGTCAATGCAAAATACCGAAAAGCCAAGTGCCTCTAACTGCCTTTTTCGCTTTTCCTGCAAGGGACGCAGCTTTTTGCCAGGGGCTTTCAGTTCTATGAACGCCAACTTTCCGTCAGTGAGAAGCACAAGGCGGTCGGGCATCCCACTATAATTTGACGACGATATTTTCAGCGCGATGCCGCCTATGCCTTTTACTGCTTTTGCGAGTTTTGCTTCGATCGTTTTTTCTCTCATATTCCATGCCTCCATCATGCAAATTTCATATTGGGTGAGGGTCTATGAGGGTCGTTTCATAAAACCCCCTTTAGACTGATTTTTTTACTTCTAAAGGGACTTTTAGTATATGACCCTCATCGACCCTCACCTTAGCTCAAGAAATCCTCGAAATCACCACCGTCAACCTTCAGTTGAAGGCCGGTAATGAAGCTCCAGCCCTTGGGCTTTATCTTCTGGAAGCCAGCGTTATCTAGGGCAGAGTAGAAATCCGTTGTGCTGCGTACAAACTCATTCCTTTCGGCGCAATGATTCCTATATGCGACATAGAGGTCGCTGGACTTTTCTCGCAAACCGCCGCCAAGCTCACATCTCTCATCAAGGAAATGCCCAAGCCAGTCGTTTTCTTGCCTGTACGCCTCGATTGCGTCACTAACGCACTTTGGCAGAGTAATCTTGAAATTGATATCGATAACCTTTTTTGCACCCTCGATAACCCATGCAAGTATGCTTTCACCTGCGTTGGCAAAAAGGTACTCAGCATAATTCTTAATATCGCCTTCACCCTCAATCTTGGCGTCGAACGGAATGACAATCAGCCTGCGCCATATTCCTGCGTCTGAAGCACCCACCTTAGGAAGGTGGTTTGTGTAAAGAACCAGCGTGTGGCAGGGTGTAAAGCTGAAGGGGTCTTTATATTTTTTCTCCGCGAATACATCATCCGTAGAGCATAGCTGCTTTACAACCGAATTGTTAAGACGTGTACCTTCCTGCAGCTCAGCCGCAATCAATAGGCGCTTGCCCTTAACCTCGGCCATCTCCGGCTTAATGTGCCTGCGGCATCCGACAGTAAGCGCATCGGCGGAGATGTTTCCGCTGTATAAGCCCAATACTCGAGATATTACGTTCCAGAAGGTAGACTTTCCGTTGCGCCCATCGCCGTAGGCGATAATTAATGCTTCCAGATATACCTTGCCGATGGCGGCAAGACCGCATACCATTTGCACATAATCAATCAGAATCCGGTCGCCGCAGAAAATAAGGTTGATGGTATCCTTCCAGAGCTTTTCGCCTTTATCACCGGGCGAAACGGTGGTAATTTTCGTGATATAGTCCTCCGGGGAGTGTTCTCTTGCACCATCCATGCCTTTGCGAAGATCATAGGTAGCGGCGGGCGTACATAGAAGGAAACAGTCCGTATCAAGGTCTCGCGGTGAGATTTCCAGCATGGGATGCGCTTCACGCAGCGTCGCTGTGATGTTTTTTGACTCCCTGCGCTTGATGGAGAAGGACTGATATGCTTTTGCGGCAAGGAAGGCGGTGTAGGCTTCAGTCTGTTCATCATTAAACAACGACTCGGCTTTGCTCTTGGAAGTGGTGTCCAATATTTCCTGTGCACCGACTTCTGATAGCATTTTTGTAGCGGTCAACAGGTCGTTGGTTGCCTCGTCCAGTTGGCGTCTGGTAAGTTCCTGCGCGACTGCTTGTGCGCCGGGTTCAGTTTCCTGCCAGTAATTTTCGCAGTAGCGGATGTAGCGGGTAGCCGGAGAATATCTCAGTTCACTGCCGAAATATTTTGATAGCACTGTGGCCTGCCCGACATCGGAAAAATCTCCGGGCTTATATGAAACATCGGAGTTGTACACTTCTGGCGGCACGTATCCGTCCTGATGTTGAATGCGCTGATAAAAACCCCGTGCGCTGCGCCAGATGGTGGCAAGTTCCTGTGAATCCAGCGGGGGTGAGCATTTCGCGGCCACCTCGCAAAAACATTGATATGCCTCCTCGGTATCCCCGTAACGCTTAAGGACGCGACCGGCGAATCGAGAGAGCGTGGCGTTCCGGCTTCCCTCGGTGATAACGCAGGGTTGACCGTAGTTATCCATATCAGCATCGAAATCGTCATCTTCTAAAAAGGCGGTAAGATTCATTGTGCCGGAATACATCTCAACCTCCGGCTCGGCTGTGCCGAAGAAAAACCGCGCGGCATCAAGCGCCTGCGTGTCAAAATACGGAAAAATACCGCAGACCAACCTTTTCATATCCGCATAAAGCCGAGCGTCGGAAATGCGGTCTATGGGAAATAGCACATGGAACTTGGGTCTTGAAGCTTTACCGTTCTTTTCTTTCATATTGTTGCGGCTGTAATGAACGGTGAACTCTACGCCGGGGAAAGCATCTGAAATGTCGGCGGGAACGACCCAGTCAGCAGGATCTTCTGAATGGTCGTTATCGCAGTCGACAGGAAGACAGTCAGCGCCGATGAAATTAGCTCCGCTGCGGTAGCTGTTCTGGTACTCGGCGCACACATAGTCACATTTGACTGCTTCTTTCAGCAAGGTTTCGTCTGTGACATTTATCTTGTTCGGATACAGGCAGTTTCCACGATTGCCGATACAGTCGGCACGATATAACGTGAACATCATCTTTGAACCTCCTCACAACTTTCGGTAAAATAGCGCAATCGGTAATTTTTCCACCGGGCGCGTTTGATTTCCGATTCCATACCGGCAGAGATGCGTTCACCGAATACCCATACCTCGGAGCATTTGCTCATCAAAGCGTTTCCGAAGAACAGACCCAGCTTTCGCTCTGCCGGATTGGCGTCATTCATAAACTGTGGAAACAGGAGATGCGGAGCGAGAGGGATATAACCTTTGTCTACAGCAAAACGGCTGTATCCCTGCGCGGACTTTACGTTGTTTTCCGTATCACCAGCATAGGGCGAGCAGATGTAAACGATAGGACGAAACGCCCGAAGCGCACGTTCTTCCTTTTCGATGAGAGTCATCGCTTCATAGGCGGTCGGGTCGTAATATCCCTCTGCGTTGTATTTGTCTATACTCATACTGCGCCTCCCTCAATAACAGGCAGAATTCCGCGCACGTTTTTGAGCAGGTCATAGAGGAACAATCTGCCTTTTTGTGTCCAATAGGTGTGCATTACACTGCGGTCAGCATCAATGGTGTGTGTGCGGGACTGGGTATAGCCCCGATTGGCATATTCCTGATATAAAAGCCATGTGTTACGCAGCTTATACTGGATGCCAAGTTCGTGAAGCAGCTTGTTAAGCGCCTGCCCGCTCATGCCATAGTCTTTGGCAATCTGGGTAACGGGAACGGTGTTCTTGTTCTGGAGAATGAGGTCATAATAACTGGCTTTTGGCTGCATCTCGGCAATCTGTTGTTCCTGAATAGCAGCTGTGAGCTGTAACAATTTTGCATGCTCACGCTCCGCTTTTAGTTCCTGTAAAGCGGCAATAAGGATGTCCGGGTCAGCGAGCAGTTCGTCGGTTGCGTAAAGGCCGTGCTTGCGGATGGAAGGAATGACATCATGTGTAATCCATCGTTTGAACGCCCTTGCCTGGGGCTTGCGGCTGCCGAGAATGAGCGTGTACAAACCGGGTTCGTTTATGATATTTCCGTTGTCATTTCCTCTGCTTAAGCCCTCAATTGAAATGAGGGCTTTCTCATCTTCGTCGAGGCGCTCCAGTGCCATAGTGGGATTGCCGAGTTCAAGCACCCTGCAAACATCTGCCGCTACGAACCACGGCTCACCGTTTTTGTTTACTGTGCGCACATCAAAGTCCTCATAGCGATAAATCTGAATAGTGTTCATAAAAAACCTCCAGCGAATTTATTAGGGGCAATGCCCCTTAAAACTCACTGGAGGGAAATGTGGGTCTTGAACGAAAAGATCTAATCTTTTTTATAAAAATCTGTCTCATAACCGTCGGCGTGAAGCTTAAGACCCGGTGCCCATGGTGGAGTTCGGCTCATCTGTTCGCAGACTGCGTCAAGCGACATACGATTGTCGGCTTCGATTACCAGTTCATCATGGATATGCATTGTGATAAAGCAGTGGCGGAGCGTCTGCATTGCGTAACAGAGAATATCGCGTGCTGTCGCCTGAACAATGTTTTCCACAATTTTGGGGCCGTAACTATCGATGCGTTCCCATTTTTTCGTGCCGCCGACACCCTCATAAGTAATGCAATCGCCGCCGAACCTGTTTTCCCCGATGCGAGGTTTCACATAGGAGAGCCGTCTGCCGGACGGAAGGATAATGAAAAGCATTCCGCTCTGATACACAAAGCAGATGCCGTGCGTATCGGTAGCAGTCTTTTCTTTTACAGCTTTCATTGCGGCGCGGTCAACATCCCACCAAAAGCTCACAATATCCGGATTGGACGAGCGCCATGCCGACACAAGTGGTGGCAGTTCATCTTCGGTCAGACCCACCTCAAGCGCACCCATTGCCTTGAGTGCACCTACAGAGCCGCCGTAACCAAGGGCGAGTTCGGCAATTTTACCTTTTTGCCGCAGATGCCCGTTTACGCCGTGTTTCTCCACGGGGACGCGAAACATCTGAGATGCCGATGCACAGTAAATATCTCCGCCGCTTTCAAAGACCTTCTGCCGCCACTTTTCACCTGCGTACCACGCAATGACACGAGCTTCGATTGCGGAGAAATCCGCTACAATAAATTTGTGACCGGGCATTGGAACGAAAGCCGTGCGTATCAGTTCTGACAGCACCCCCGGCACGGAGTCGTAGAGCATTTCCAGAGCATCGAAATCACCACAGCGCACAAGCCCGCGAGCCTGCTCCAAGTCCGGCAGGTGGTTCTGGGGTAGATTTTGCATCTGAATCAGTCTGCCAGCCCAGCGCCCAGTACGGTTCGCACCGTAGAATTGGAACATGCCGCGAGCGCGGCCGTCGGCGCAGACGGCGTTTTCCATCGTCTGATACTTTTTCACCGAGGATTTAGCAAGCTGCTGCCGAAGCGTCAGCACATCACGCAATTCCGGCGGCGCTGTTTTCATAAGCTCCGCCACGGCTTTTTTGCCGAGGGTATCCGTTTCAAGCCCCTGATCACAGAGCCACTGCTTCATTTGCATAACAGAATTTGGATTGTCTAATTCGGTGAGAGTCTGCATCAGATGCGTCAGCTCGGAGCGGGAGCGTGTATCCATTGCAATGGCTTCTTTGACAAGCGCCATATCCAACGCCACACCTCGGTCATTTATTTCTTGGTCGAGATGGTATTCGTCCCATATGGAATCCGGTACAGTAAACTTCGATAACTTTTGCTGTATCGACATTTCCGTCTCTACATCGCGCTTGTTATATAATTTGAAGGTATCCCATTTTTCCTTGGCGTGGATTGGAAGATTTCGTATGCGCTGCCCATTTGCGGCAGTGGGCTTGCAGGGTGCGCAGAAATACCGAATGAGGTCTTTGCCCTCGGTCAGCTTCTGCTTTTCAAGACCGAGCACCGAACCAACGCCTTCTAGCGAGAGCGGCAGTCCCATATATGCTGACCACACCATCGTGCATCGCCACGCTTCAGGGTCAAGGTAATTGCCGATAGTATCCTGTGGAATGCTATAGCCGGTGTTATCGAAACGACAGATGTCACGGAGATATCTGGAAAGGCAGATCCTCTCGAACTGTGCGTTGAATGCCCACTTCACCACATCGTTATCTATAAGAGCAGCGAGAATGTCTATCGGGATGCTCTCGCCATTTGCAGTATCGACAACCTGAACTTCGCCGCCGTCAACGGAATAGCCGAACAGCAAAATTTCAAAATCTGATGCTTCGGTATAGCGGTATACACCACACTTGGAGAGGTCATTACTGCTGTAGGTTTCAATATCTATGCTGAGTGATTTCATAAACCAACCGTCCTTTCATAACCCCATATAGGGTGGCAGATTTCTCCGCCACCCTTCGGGTATCTGTTGTTTAGGCGAGGAAATCCTCGTCCTCGTCAGTTGTGAAATCAGACTCAGCACTGGCTCTGCCGCCAAGCGGTTCGCCGTCGCGGATTTTTTGAAGATTGTTTAGTCCACAGGCGATGCCCTTGTTGCCATTGCTGTTGAAGGCATAGAAGGAAATACTTGCTCTGCCGTACACGCCGCTGTATACCTCGGAACGGGTGAGAATTACGTTGCGGTCGGCATCGACGATCCCAGGAGCGGTAGCAGAGTTGGCGTTAATGAAGTAGGCGTTTGCATAGGCAGGGTCGTCCGGGCGTTCGGTATCACCATCGCGGAGCGGAGTCTTGATGGCGGCGAGGGGCGGCACGGACTTGCCGCTGCCTTTCAGCTTGGTTTCGCCTTCGTGGTATGCGGCTTCGATAGCCGCTTTGATTTTCTGCACGGTGCGGGTATCAGTCTTTGGAATGATAAGGCTAACCGAAAACTTCGGCGTTCCGCCGTTGATACTCTTGGCCTCCCACACGTTGGCGTAACTCCAGCGAGTGTCGGTGCCTGTGATAACCTTCATGGGATTGCTTGTTTTTTCATTGATAGACATATTATTTGTCCTCCTTATAATCATTAAAATCTTGTTTTGCCGTGTTGATTGCCGGGCGTTTATCGCTCTCCGACACGAGCGTCGGTTTGCCTTGCGGCTTTTCGATGTAACCGCCGAGGACTTCCTCAAAGCGTTTTTTGCCGAGCAGCGAGGTCATGGCGGTAACGCCCAGAACCTTGCGCTCATAGGGATCGAAGCCAGCTGCCGCAACGGTTTCTGCTACGACCGCTTCATCGGTATATCTGCGATTGGAGCGACCTTCGACCAGCTTCCAACCGTCCCATTCCTTGCCACCGACTGCTGCTTGCAGAGCGTAGTCCTTTATGTCGGTTGCCCAGGAGACCAATCCATCGACGCGGCCGAGGATTTCTCCAACGTCCTCGTCTGTGAGCAGCGGAGGAAGCTGAAAGTCGAATTTTGCGAGTTCCAGATTGTATTCCGCACGTTTGCGGCAGTCGTGCTTCGCCTTGCAGAATTGGCACCACTCGCCGCATTGGTAATCGCCGTTTCCGGCATAAGCGAGTTCAGCGGCAGGTTTCAATGTATCTTCCGCCCATTGGTACAAATCGTCCTTTGACAGTGTGAAGGTGCTGACACTGGAACGGCGAGGTTGATAAACGGTCATGCACACTGTCTCGATGTCGTAGATGAAGTCGAAGATTTCCAGTGCACCAAGCGCGTAGAGCATCATCTGCGGATTGTTATCCGCCTCAACTAAAATTCCGCGCCCGTGCTTATAATCCAAGATGTTGAGCGTCCCATCTGCGACGATTACGCAGTCTCCTGTACCAAATCCACTCTCTACGAAGCGGGAGTAATCAAGGCGCTGCTCGATGAGAATGACAGGATCGGAGCTATTTTTCTTTGCCGCCTCCACCAGTTCCAGCACATAGGCAGCATAGCCGTTGGCGCAATCCTCCATCTCTTCGCTGTAGTAGGTCAGATTTTCCGTGGGGTCTTGTGCTTTCATGTCGAGCGCCGTTTTCAACTTGTACTCGCAAAGGCTATGTGCATCCGTACCTTCCGCCGCATAATCACTGCCTTTATCCTCATAGCTCTCGCAGATCCGAGCGGACGGAGGGCAGTTTAACCAGCGGTGGGAAGAGGAAGCGGATAAAAGTGCGTGCCTGCTCATGCCAGCACCTCTGCCTCTGCAAGCAGGGCTTTGTAGTTAGCGGTGTCGATATCCGACAGCTTCGTAGCGCCATACTTCTGGAGCAGAGAGCGGATCTCAGCGGTATGTCCGTTGCGGGATTTATCCGCCAAGACAGCTCTGACCGCTTCCAGCGTAAGTGCAGGTTCCGGTGCGGGAGCATCCGTTGGCTCGTCATTGCCGCCGAACATTTCGGTGAAAGAATCGGCGATGCCGATGATGGTTTCTGCACATTTACGCAGTGCCGCGATCTCTGCGGCCAGTTCGCTCATTTTGCTCATCTGATTTTCCTCCTTCCATTGATTGGACCTGCCCGGCAAGCATTGAGAGTTTTTTTGCCAGGCGCTTTGACACCACGCTGATAGCGGTGAGGACGCCAATTAGCTCCTCATCCGACACACGTTCACGGGCGGCATCGATTTGAATGGTCTGATTCATTCCATTTACCTCCTGTTCGAGGGCATTTCGTTTTCCGCCCTCACTACCCACTGGAGGGAAGTGGTGGGTTTGAACGAAATAATCAAAAAAATATTTGCCCTCCAGCCACCAAGTGACGGCTGAAGGGCAAAACAGATGATTACTTGAAGTCTTTTAAACGTTCAAAAAGCTTGTCCATTAGCTTCTTTTTTCTATAATTAAGCGTGGACTGCCGAATACCGAACTCTGCCGCAATTTCACGTTCGGTTTTTCCTTGGCGAATAAGTTCGCAGATGCGGCGGCTGTCGGGGTCAAGGTCAGCAAGAACATGGAACAGTTCTTCAAGAAGGAGCTTGTCCGCAACGATATCAACGATATTCGCCGACGAATCCTCAATGGTATCCAGCAAGGTCAGCTTTGAACCTTCTTCACCTTCGCATTCCGCGTCAAGTGACAAGGTGTTTCCGGCGGCACGGTAATGGCAGAGACCGCAGTCGCCTTCGCACCGTTTCCAGTCCGTGCAGCCGCACTGCCCGCGATTGCTGGCATGATAATGTGTCCTCCAAATGGGTCGATAATATTCTTTGTAGACCTCCTCGGTCACGGGGATGTACTGCTTGTCCAAACGGATAAAGTACTGCTTGTTTTGCTGCTGGTTGACATGGTTTTTCATTTGATTTCCTCCTGTGATTTGAATTGCGTGAGCAATCGCAGGGAGGAAACTTTGTGATTTCATATACAAGTCACACTTATGGTATTGATTTCCAAGATATTGCGTGATACAATGATTTAGTGGGATTTAGTAGGGATTGATTCCTAACTCAAACCCACCATAACCACCCGTTTGAAGGCAACAAAAAATGCCCCTGCGATTTCTCACAGGAGCATCTAATAGTTCGTTAAGTTAGCCTACTATGGTTAGTAGAGTTATTAGCGTTAGTAAGGTTAGTAACTTTGACGGAGGAAAATCAATGACAAAGAATGAAAATCAGCGGCTCTGCGGCGGGACTTTCTTCACGCTGCTTTTGCAGGCACGGAAGCCCCGAATGGGAGTCAGAAAACACTATATGGGCGAAAGCGATGGGTTATCTGATCCGGCTGCGCTAATTGCATTAATAAAAGTTATGGTTCCTGATTACATAGCCCCTACCGCATCAATGATGGGCACATTTAAGGGAAATGCCTCAGATTTCAAAACTTGTAAGATTTCAAGCAGCGCTTACTTACCGTTTAAGGATTCAGCTGCATTGAATACTTTTGACGACCGTATTAAGACAGACTACGGTTCCGCTATGGAGGCAATGTCGAAGTTCGTTGCTACATTTATTGATGCCGGAATGAGTACCCAAAAAGACGAATACCTTGTAAAGGCACTCCTGAAGCTTATAGAAAAAGATGACTCAATTGACGATGGACAAGCTTTCTACACTTGCGCGGACGGCTCGACTGCAACAAAATCCGATCTCCTTGTCGCATTGGAATACTGTTTGCAGTCGTTCCTACTGGGCATTTGGCATTTCGTTCTTTTAAACAGACAAGATAATAAAGTGGGTAAAGCAACCTATGATGTTTGGTGCCCTTCAAGAGGCGGTGCCGAGCGAATATACACTGCTACGTTAGGCGAAACCATCACAAGGCGAATAAGTGTATATAGCATTGAAGTAATGGAGCCCACCGTCGAACCTGAAATTGTGGAAGATGGTCCTTCCGAAGATCATGGTGAGCCAAGGGCCGAGGCCAAATCAGAAGAGAGTACTTCAAAGACAACACAGCAGATAATAAATAATCCTATCGTCTTTAACCAGAACGGAAACAACAACATTCAGATAGGCAGTATAGGAACGCTGACGATAAATAATGATTAGGGGTGAGCGCATGAACAAGGATTTACAGATAGCTTCTTCCTCAAATTTGGCTACGTCTGCTGCACCCACAACTTTCACGCAGACTGGAGATAAAAACACACAGATAGCACATGCCAATAGTGTCAATCAGGTTATAAATATTTTTGTGCCCAGTATGGCTCATCAATTAGGGAACGCAATGAACACCTGCGTTTCACTAAATTTGGATTGTTATAATCTGTTCGTTATAGGTGAAGAAGATTTTCAGGATGGACACTTTATTGTGCCGAAAGACCGTGCGTTGACAGAAAGTATGTCTGGTGAGGCAAAAGAACAGTTTTCTGCCTTGAGCGCCGATGCCATTACGCAAATCAGGACATTTCCGTCTCTGTTTGCGAGTGAGAACCATCAGTACGGAAGGACCGATGACGCTCACGTGGCCTATTTTGGACTGGTTACCGATGTGAAAATTCAGGACAACGGTATAAAGGTGTACTTTTATAAGCTCTCTGTCATACCACAGCAAAAACTAAACGAAATCGCTTTTGAGCTGGCCCTTGGAAAAGCCGCCTCGTTCAATGAACTGAACCGTACCCATTGGGCGATAAAGAGAGTTAATTTGATTGAAGAATTACGGGCAACAGGAATCAGCGTTCTTGCCCCCACATAAAACGGTACGGTTCCTTATAAACAATGAATATAAACGGAGGAGAATATAATGAACCACGAGCCAGAAAACACGACACCGGAAAAATGGGTCAATCTTGAAGACATCGCAGAGCACCTCAGTTTAAGCATAGATACGGTTCGTGCCTGGGTGAAAGAAGGAAAATTACCAGTCTATCGTGCTGGGAAACGCTATAAATTCAAAATCTCCGAGGTAGATGAATGGGTACGCAAAGGCAAGATTAAGGAGTAATCTCGAATGAAAATCTAAGGAGCCAACAATATGCAAATGCCAGAAATGCTCGATAATGTGAGTAAGACCGTCAAGGATGATTTGACGATAACAATAAACAAGGGTGACAAGCTGTCTATAGCGGCGGCGTGCTTCTCCATATACGCATACCAAGCCCTCAAGAAACAGCTTGATGGCATTGATGAGTTGCGCTTTATTTTCACGTCCCCGACCTTCTTACAGGAAAAGGCTCCTAAAGCTAAACGGGAGTTTTACATACCACGTCTCGATCGCGAACGTTCTCTTTACGGCACAGAGTTTGAAGTGAAACTCCGGAACGAACTAACACAAAAGGTGATCGCCCGCGAGTGTTCCGACTGGATTCGCAAGAAGGCACAGTTCCGTTCCAACCTTACTGGCGGCAACATCAGCGGCTTTATGAATGTTGAAGGAAGCGAAGCCACGACTTATATGCCGCTCCATGGATTCACCACCTCCGACATCGGTTGTGAGCGCGGTAACAATATCATTAACCCGGTTAATAAGATGTTCGCACCCCTTTCCGGTGAGTATATCCGCATGTTCGACCAGATTTGGAATGACAAGAGCCTGATGCAAGACGTGACAGAGCAGGTCATCGACGGAATTACCGCAGCTTACAACGAAAATGCTCCGGAGTTCATCTATTTTGTGGCTATATACAACATTTTTAATGAGTTCTTGGAGGATATTTCTGAGGACGTTTTGCCGAACGAAGCTACCGGCTTTAAGGAGAGTAAAATTTGGAGTATGCTCTATACCTTCCAGAAAGACGCAGTGCTTGCGATCATAAACAAACTAGAATCATATAACGGGTGTATCCTTGCAGACAGCGTAGGGCTTGGTAAGACTTTTACCGCACTTGCTGTCATTAAGTATTACGAAAATCGCAATCGCTCTGTGCTTGTTCTATGCCCTAAGAAACTGTCGGATAACTGGAATACATATAAAGACAACTATGTTAACAACCCGATCGCCACCGACCGCTTGCGGTATGATGTTTTGTACCATACCGACTTATCGAGAGACCGCGGAAAATCCAACGGACTTGATTTGGACAGGCTTAACTGGGGCAATTATGACTTTGTGGTAATAGATGAATCCCACAACTTCAGAAACGGCGGTGAGGTATATGGAGAAGACCGTCGCGAGAATCGCTACCTTCGTTTAATGAACCGTGTTATACGCACGGGCGTAAAGACGAAGGTTTTGATGCTTTCGGCTACCCCGGTCAACAACCGTTTTACCGATCTTCGCCACCAGCTTGAACTCGCTTACGAGGGCAACCCGAACCTTATCAATGAAAAACTCGGCATAAAGCGCACAATAGACGAAATTTTCAGAAGTGCCCAAAAACAATTCAACCAGTGGAATAAACAGGAAGAGGGCGAAAGAACTACGACCTCGCTGTTGAAGTCGCTTGACTTTGACTTTTTCGAGGTGCTGGACAGCGTGACCATTGCCCGATCTCGCAAACACATAGAGAAATACTACAACATGAACGAGATAGGCTCGTTCCCCGAACGCTTGAAGCCCATCTCCCTACGACCGCGCCTGACCGATTTGGAAAGTGCAATAAACTACAGCGAGATTTACGAACAGTTAATGAAGTTGAATCTTTCGGTGTACATCCCCACCGATTACATATTCCCAAGTATGCTCCACAAGTATGTCGATACCTCCCGAAACATCAACCGGGCAGGGCGTGAAATGGGCATACGCCGTTTGATGAGCATAAACCTGATGAAACGACTCGAAAGTTCCGTAGAGTCCTTTCGGCTTACCGTTGGGCGAGTTAAGCAATTAATTGACGGCACAATTGCGGAAATTGACTTATACGTAAGCGGTGGCGGTTCGGTTATTAACGGACGGGAACTCACGGGGGAAACGGACTTTGACGACGATGACCGCAATACAGAGTATTTTGTCGCCGAACACAGCATTAAGATTGACCTTGCCGACATGGATTACAAAACTTGGCGAGACAGGCTTGCAGAAGACGCCGAGGAGCTTGCATTGTTGAAGATGTTGATTGACGACATCACGCCGGAACATGACACAAAACTTCAGACGCTTTTTAGCTTGATAGAAAACAAGCTGACGAAACCCCTAAACGAGGGGAACCGTAAAGTCCTTATCTTTTCGGCATTCTCGGATACGGCGGAGTATCTGTACCGCCATGTCAGCGCATTTGTGCAGGATCGCTTTGGCTTGGATACAGCAATGGTCACAGGTAGTGTGGACGGCAAGACAACCATTCCAAAGCAGCGGCCATCAATGAATGAAGTGCTTACGTTATTTTCCCCGTTGTCGAAGGACAAGCATCTGCTAATGCCAAACAATACCTCCGACATTTCAGTGCTTATCGCCACCGATTGTATTTCGGAAGGTCAGAACCTGCAGGACTGCGACTATTGCGTAAACTACGACATCCACTGGAACCCCGTGAGGATTATCCAACGGTTCGGTCGAATAGACCGAATCGGTAGCCGAAACGAGGTTATTCAACTTGTGAACTTCTGGCCAGACGTGGACTTGGATGAATACCTCTCCCTAAAAGGCCGTGTTGAAACGCGGATGCGGATTTCCGTCATGACCGCGACCGGCGACGACGACCTAATCAACGCCGAAGAAAAAGGCGACCTTGAATACCGCAAGGCACAGCTAAAACGGCTTCAGGAAGAAGTCGTAGATATTGAAGATATGCAGTCGGGTATCTCCATTATGGATTTGGGCCTGAACGAGTTCCGGCTCGACCTGCTTGAATATGTAAAAAACAACGGTGATATGGATAAAGTTCCATTTGGGCTTCATGCAGTTGTTGCCGCCTCGGAGGATTGTCCGTCGGGGGTTGTATTTGTTTTGAAGAACCGCAACAACAGTGTCAACATCGATATGCAGAACCGCCTCCACCCGTTTTATATGGTTTACATAGGCACAGACGGTGAAGTTGTTTGCGACCACCTATCGCCCAAAGAACTGCTTGACAAGACCCGTTCCCTTTGTAAAGGAAAAGTCAAGCCAGTTATGGACGTGTGCCGGATCTTCAACGCTGAAACGAAGGACGGGCGGGATATGCGTGGTGTGTCCACACTGCTGTCCGATGCGATTAACTCAATTATAGAAGTAAAAGAGGAAAGCGATATCGATAGCCTGTTCAGTCCGGGTGGCACATCTGCCTTGAACACCAAAATTAGTGGGCTGGACGACTTCGAGTTGATTTGCTTCCTTGTGGTGAGGTGACGATATGTTAGGATTACCACGCTCAACCGAGGTGAACCGCCGTGTTGCGAAAGAAAAACTGTACCAAAACGCTAATCTTACACCTCAGTTGCGCGAAATGATAAAAGACCAGATAGAGTCGGTTGTCTGGCGAAATAAACTGGCCGACAGTACGGTGGGAATAAGCGCAGGCGAAGAGATCAAAGAAATTCAAGTGTTCGAGATTCAACTTCGGCAGCAAGAGATTGACAAGCGCATCTTGCCCGCCATTGCCAAGGTGATACCTTATAAAATCCTGTTTATCCTCGTGTTCAGCGGCGAGGCTCAGGCGTGGATTGAGGTGTCCGGCACGTTTTACAACACCGATTGGAAACCGCTTGACGGATTCCCTCTCAAATTTGATGGATTGAATCTGGACGCGGTGTATGAAAACTTGGCACGACAGATTTCGGGTGGACGGCTCGGAACAGACGGCGACATCGAGGAAGCTGTAGACCGCGATAAACAGCGGCAAAAACTCGAACGCGATATTGCCGCTTTGGAAAAGAAATTACTGCGTGAGAAGCAGTTCAATAAGCAAGTCGAACTGAACGGTGAGCTAAAACAGCTGAGAAAAGAATTGGAGGGTATGAAATGAGTGATAACAAATTACCAGATGGCTTCTCGCCTGTTTCGCCGGATAGTGATTTTGGCAAAATGATGGAGAAGTTTAAAGGAATTGATTTATCCAAAATGGCTGTTCAACAACTTGATTACAGTCATATAAGTAGGCATGTTGAAAAACAAAACCGCGAAACGAACGCTATGTTGGATGGAATTGCCGAGGAACGTGCACGCAAAGATGCCGCCGAGGAAGCATATCGGCTGGAAACCATCCGAAGCCTTCATGCAATCGAGCAGAACACTGCTAATCTATACGCGCTCGTTGACCTTATCAGCAAGAGTAACGAGCAGCAAGATGAACTAATAGCGATTATCGCTGACATTCTTACCATAGCTAAGGCTAAGGATAAGAAAGAAGCCGAATCTATATACAAAAATGTAATGGGAAAGATTACCCAGACTGTGAAAGACGGCGAGACACTTGCCAAGTTAGTCGGTTGGGCAACTGCAGTCTATGAGCTTGCCAAACCGATTATCGAAAACCTAAAAGTTTAAGGAGGAACAACCCATGACTGATAAAATGAAATTTGAAACCCCGAACCTCACTGCCGAGAATGTAGCAAAAATAGCCGAGCTTTTCCCCGGCGTGGTTAATGAGGGTAAGGTTAATATTGACCTGCTGCGCTCCATGCTCGGCGAGGATGTATACGGTGATGAAGCATACGAATTTACTTGGGTTGGCAAGCGCGCCGCAATTGCCGAGGCTGGGCGACCTATCCGCATGACACTGCGCCCCTACGTGGAAGAAAGCAAGGACTGGGACACGACCGAAAACCTATACATTGAAGGCGACAACCTCGATGTGTTGAAATTACTGCAAGAAGGCTACCTTGGAAAGGTCAAAATGTGCTTTATCGACCCTCCCTATAACACTGGAAGTGACTTTATTTATCGTGATAATTTTTCGCAAAGCCGTGAGGAGTACGAAGAAGAATCTGGTGCGTATGATGAAGGCGGCGACCGTCTATTTAAAAACACCGAGGCAAATGGGCGATTTCATTCTGACTGGTGCAGTATGATGTACCCTCGACTCGTTTTGACGCGGAATCTTCTTGCACCCGAAGGGGTTATTTTCATAAGTCTGGATGATGGGGAAATCGCGCAGCTTAGGAATATTTGTGATGAAGTTTTCGGTGCATCCAATTTTGTGGGATGGATTGTTTGGCAGCACAGTATTCAACCTAAGGGCTACACTAACACCATGTCAATTCACCACAATCATATACTTTGTTATCAAAAATCGGATAGCTATCAACTCGGTTCTCTCGAACGCACTGCTGAAGATAACAAAGCGTACAGCAACCCAGACAATGACCCAAATGGTGATTGGCGCAGCGGCGATGTTCGTAACGCTTTATATCGCCCAAATCTTATCTATGACATCATTTCTCCATCGGGAAAAGTTATAAAACCCTGTGATAACGGATGGCGATGGAGCAAAGAAACAGTCGAGGAGAAAATTAAAACAGGGGAAATAATATTCAATGAAGGTGAAACTCGTATAATAAGAAAAATATATCTCAAGAACTTGGAGGGTCGTACTCCAGAAAGTATATGGTTTTCAAAAGATGTCGGAAGTACGCGGGATGCTATGGGAGAATTGAAGAAACTCTTTGAACGCGCGCCGTTTGACACTCCTAAACCTATCAATTTGATTAAACGGATGATGGTTATTGCAAATGATCCCAATGCAATCGTCCTTGACTTCTTCTCCGGCTCTGCCACAACCGCCCACGCCGTCATGCAGCTTAACGCCGAGGACGGCGGCAAGCGTAAGTTCATCATGGTGCAGTTGCCCGAAGTGTGCACTGAGGGTACGGAAGCAGCGAAAGCTGGTTATAAGAACATCTGCGAAATCGGCAAGGAGCGCATCCGCCGTGCCGGGAACAAAATCAAGGATGAGGCGGGCTTGACAGCACAAAACCTTGACATCGGCTTCCGCGTACTAAAGCTCGACGATACCAACATGAACGACGTGTACTACGCGGCGGGCGACTACACGCAAGATTTATTGTTGGCGATGGAAAGCAACATCAAGCCCGGCCGAACGGATATGGACTTGCTCTACAGCTGTCTGCTCGACTGGGGCTTGCCGCTGTCCATGCCGCATACTCACGAAAAGATAGACGGCTTTACCGTCCACACTTACAACGACGGCGATTTGATTGCATGCTTTGAGGAAAAGATTAGCGAAAAGGCAATCCGCGAAATTGCACGCCGCAAACCCCTCCGCGCTGTGTTCCGCGACAGTGGCTTCACCAGTTCGCCCGAAAAAATAAACGTGTTTGAGATTTTCAAATTGCTTGCATCGAACACGAATGTGAGGGTGATATGATGAAGAAGACGAATGAATATGGGGGTGACAGCGAATGAAATTACAATTCAGGCATCAGCCTTTTCAAGCAGACGCTGCAAAGGCTGTCTGCGATGTGTTCGCAGGTCAGCCGTTCCGAACTCCAACCTATATGATAGATTCCGGCTTGGGGCAGCTGTCTCTGTCCCAGACCCAGGATTTCACAGGCTTCGGCAACGCGCCTGTTGTTGTTTCTGATGACAAAGTACTGGAGCATATCCGCTCCATCCAACGGCAAGGGAGTATCAAGCCGTCCGATTTACTTGATGGCCGCTTCAATCTGACCATCGAGATGGAAACAGGAGTGGGCAAAACCTACACCTATATCAAGACGATGTACGAACTAAACAAGCGATATGGATGGAGCAAATTCATCATTGTCGTGCCGAGCGTGGCCATTCGTGAGGGTGTGTATAAGTCGTTCCAGATGACGGAGGAGCATTTTGCAGAGGATTATGGAAAGAAAATCCGTTTCTTCATCTATAATTCCGCACAGCTTACTGAGATTGACCGCTTCGCCTCCGACAGTGCGATTAACGTGATGATAATCAACAGCCAAGCGTTCAATGCAAGAGGCAAGGATGCTCGGCGTATCTATATGAAATTGGACGAGTTCCGTTCTCGCCGCCCGATTGACATTTTGGCAAAAACGAACCCAGTTCTGATAATCGACGAGCCGCAGTCGGTCGAGGGCGCGGCAACCAAAGAGCGTCTGAAGGAGTTTGCACCTCTCGCCACGCTTCGTTATTCTGCGACCCATAAAGCCGACAGTATGTACAATATGATTTATCGCCTTGATGCGCTTGAGGCCTATAATAAACGGCTCGTTAAGAAGATCGCAGTCAAGGGCATTTCGGTTACGGGCAGCACTGCCACCGAAGGATATATTTATGTGCAGAGCATAAACCTCTCTAAGGGCAATCCGACTGCTACGATTGAGTTTGACATCAAGAGAGGCACAGGCGTTCGAAAAACGTCGCGGGTGGTCACCGAAGGTTACAGCCTGTTCGATAACTCCGGCGAACTCGCCGAGTATAAGGACGGATACACTGTCCTGCGGATTGACGGCAGGGATTCCTCCGTGGAATTCACGAACGGAAAGAAGCTTTTTGCCGGGGACGTTATAGGAGCGGTCAGCGAGGAGCAGTTGCGCCGCATTCAAATAAGAGAAACCATCCTTTCCCACATCGAGCGGGAGCGGCAATTGTTTGCCAAAGGTATCAAAGTTTTGTCTCTGTTCTTTATCGATGAAGTGGCGAAATACAAACAGTATGATGCGACTGGCAATGCCCAAGGCGGCACTTACGCCGAGATTTTTGAAGAAGAATATAAGGCAATTGTCGGCAGTATGCAGCTTGCCTTGACCGATACACCTGAGTATCTTGCATACCTTGACGGAATAGAATCCGAGCGGACACACGCGGGCTATTTCTCCATCGACAAGAAGAGTGGTCGCATAGTAGATAGTAAACTCGGTGACAAAAAAGAACGCACCTCCGACGACGCGGACGCCTACGATCTAATTATGAAGGATAAGGAACGGCTGCTTGACCGCCGCGAGCCGGTAAGGTTCATCTTCTCCCACTCCGCCCTCCGCGAGGGTTGGGATAATCCGAACGTGTTTCAGATTTGCACCTTGAAACATTCAGACTCATCTACAATGAAAAGGCAGGAAGTTGGTCGTGGTCTGCGTTTATGTGTTGCACAATCAGGAAACAGGATGGATGCAGAAACATGTGGAGATACTGTTCATAAAATTGGGATAGTAATAACCGGTAGTGTTTCTATTGAGCATGATGACCTCTGGGGAAATAAAAGTGTTTTAGATAAAATCGGACATGGTCAAGTATTTGCGGAAACCTATGCCTGTGTACCGGGAGAACCCTTGATGGTTAGTGCGGTGGCTGCTGAAAGCACAGTGGTTTTATTTCTGAATGTAGCCAAAACATTACAACCGTGTTCATCCGCCTGCGGACACCATGGAAAG